GAGAGAGAAAGCAAAGTAAGCCATGCAACGCTTTTTTGACGTAGTACAGGACCGCAGCGGCAACGCTATCCCCGGTGCGCTGGTGTATGTGTACGCCTCTGGTGGTGGGCTGGCAACGCTGTACTCTGACAACGGAGTGACCACAACTCCAAACCCTGTCACGACAAACTTTGACGGCGAGTACGGCTTCTACGCGGCCAACGGCACATACAGCCTGACCATCACAGCGACTGGATACGCCTCAGACAGCCGCCCAGGCGTGGTGTTGTTTGATCCGTCTGATGTAGGGGCGATCAGTTCAAACAACGTAAGTTTTGCCCCCACAGGCACAGGCGCTGTAACCCGCACCGTTCAGGCTAAATTGCGCGATGTCGTAAGCGTCAAAGACTTTGGCGCGGTGGGTGATGGTGTTGCGAATGACACCACGGCTTTCCAGAACGCATTGAACGCCGGAGGTGAGATCTATGTCCCGCAGGGTAACTATCGTGTTGCGGCAGGATTGACTTGCAACAAGTCAATAAAACTTTATGGCCCAGGCGTAATTAAGTTTAACGATGCCGCACAGTTTGGTTTGACAATTGAGCCGACACGCACGGTCAGCACTTCTGTAAGTTCGGTTTCCTCTCCAGTCACGTACCCGGCAGTGACGGGTATTGCAAACGGTTCATCCTCTGTTGTTGTTGCAAGCGCAACCGGGTTTGTGTTTGCGGGTAAGTGCCAACTTCGTTCAGACGACAAATACAGTTGGCAGGCAAATGCTAATAAAGGTGAGTTGGTGGAGATCAGTGGCATCTCTGGCACCACGATCTATTTTTCTAAGCCGCTTGTCAATACGTACACAACAGGCATTGTGTTGGAGCAGCTTAATGATGCGTCTGTCGTAATTGATGGGTTGACCTTTACCTACGACGGCGACCCGCAATCTATTACATCTACACCGACCCGTTTCTTTTCTCTTGCGTGCATAGGTACGGTTGATTCCCAAATCAATGCAACATTTGAAAACGATGTTTGCGGCGGCTTTATACCGTTGTCTTGCTGGAAGCCGGTCGTAAACGCCGTATGCAGTAACTTGCGTACCTCTGCAACCGTGCAGTACTATGGTTATGGCGTAGTTCCGTATGGCTCAACTTACGGCGGACGCTACAACATTCAAGCAGATTTAACTCGTCACGCTTATACAGACGGCGTTTGGCCTACCGTATCATTCCCTATTCGTTGGGGACATCCATTAAACAACACTATCAGTGGTGTCAGTACAAACGCTGTGTTGGCCGCTTGGGATACGCACCCTGGTGCACAAAATACGGTGTTTATGAACTGTGGTTCGTTCAACGACACTACAAATGCCGACCAAGCTAGTAAAGATAGTAATTTTGCTTTTCAAGACAGAGGCTTAAACACTACGTTTATCAACTGTTGGTCTATTGGCGCACGCAGGCCGTTTGGTTTTGGTGGTGGCAACACAACTTATGGGCAGGATAACACCACTAAAGTTGTCGGCGGCTACTTTGAGCGGCAAGTAACGACCGATACCTACTTGTGTAACGCAAGTTTTACGGGATCGGACACATTCAAAGTTCGTTTTTATGACAGCACAGTAGTTGGGTGCTACCCGGCTCAACAACAGCCCGGGACAAATATTCTTACTTTTGAGCGGTGCTCATTTGTATCCGTTGGTATGTTTATGATAGATAACGGTGGGGGTATACACTTTTATAACTGTAGATTTGATGAGTGCAACAATCTTCGACTTGGGCAAAGTAACGACCACAAGTTTATTCGGTGTATCCGCAGTAACTCAGGTACGTTTGTCGAGCCTATGATTGTCGGTGTTGGATCAACGGTTGACATTGTTGATTACTACGCTGAAGCCGCAAGTTACGGACTGAGTTCTATCATTCGTGCGGGGGCGAGCACTGATGCGGGGACAGTCACAATCAATCTTGGTGGGCTTGTCAACGCCAAAAACTATAACTTTGGTTCTCAGTTCAGCACAAACGGCGTGTGCACCTTGACAGTAAACACGGGTGGATCGACAAGACAGCCGATTGCAAAACGCGGTACAACCGCAAACCGCCCTGCTGGGCTGTTGTCTGCGGATATTGGTCATTTGTACCTCGACACCACGCTAGACCCAGACGGCAAACCTATTTGGTGGACCGGGACGATTTGGGTGGACGCGACAGGGGCGGCGGTTTAACAGGACGGGCTTGACATGACAGTCATCAACCAGACGGGCCCATCGTTCAACCTTGACCTCAGCGAGGCTGTTGAGGAGGCCTTTGAGCGTTGTGGTGCTGAGCTTCGCACGGGCTACGACCTGAAGACCGCTCGTAGGTCCCTGAACCTGCTGTTCGCAGACTGGGCCAATCGCGGCATCAACATGTGGACCATTGAGCAAGGCTCACAGATCCTGACCGCTGGTATCAACACCTACACGCTGCCCGCCGATACGGTGGATCTGATTGAGCATGTGATTCGCACGGGCGCAGGAAATGTCTCCACGCAGACGGACCTGACCATCACGCGCATCAGTGTTTCTACCTACTCATCCATCCCGAACAAGTTGCAGCAGGCAAGACCGATCCAGATTTGGATCAACAGGCAAGCAGTAGCGCCGCAGTTCACGGTGTGGCCCACACCCGACAACTCTCAGACCTACACGCTGATCTACTGGCGGCTCAGACGCATTGCAGACGCTGGAGCAGGCGGCACCAACACGCAGGACATTCCCTTCCGTTTCCTCAACGCTCTGGTGGCCGGGCTGGCGTATTACCTGTCCATGAAGATCCCAGGTGCGATGGAGCGTATGCAGGTGCTGAAGGCGCAGTACGATGAAGCCTGGGATCTTGCCAGTTCCGAAGATAGAGACCGCAGTGCTGTAAGATTTGTGCCAAGGCAAATGTTCATATCATGAGCAATCGCTTTGCAAACGGCGCAAAGGCATTCGGCTACTGCGATGTCTGCGGGTTTCGTTTTGACCTCAAAAAGCTCAAGAATCTCGTAGTCAAAACCAAGCAAACACAGATCAAAGCGTGTCCTCAATGCTGGACCCCAGATCAACCACAACTATTGCTAGGCAGTTTCCCGGTAAGTGATCCCCAGGCCATCCGAGATCCCCGTCCAGACACAAACACTTGGTACTCGTCTGGTGTGACTGCTACGGGCTCGTTCGGCGGGGGTAGCCGGGTGATTGAGTGGGGCTGGAACCCGGTGGGTGGGTCCAGAAGTTTTGATGCCGCCTTGACGCCAAATGCCTTGGCACCAAGGGGTTTAGTAGGTACAGTCACAGTATCCGTTTCCTAAGGAGCGATGATGAAAGATGTTCACAAGCACGAACGTGCGATGCACCCCGGCAAGCCGATGACCAAGCTCGCCAAGGGCGGGAAAGCCTTCAAGAAGGGCGGTCCCACTACTGAGGATCGCCTGAAAATGGGCAAGAACATGGCCCGTGCCATGAACCAGAAGACGGGGTGAAACATGGGCAAGATCACAAAACTTCCTCCGGCCAAGCAGGCATACCCGCAAGAGGCTGAGAACCCTCGGGATCTGTGCATGGTGCTGGGCAACATCTCCAAGCATCCCGCTCCGGGGCCGAAGACCACGGGGGTCAAGCAGCGTGGGTCCGGTGCTGCTACGCGGGGCTTCATGTCTCGCGGTCCGATGGCGTAAACCATGAACTACACCGAGTTGCCCCGCATGCTGACAAATTCAGTCTTGATTTACAAGATTGAAAATGTTGCCAATGGGCACTCGTATGTAGGCTCAACTGTTGAGCCACGCAGACGTTGGAACACGCATAGAAATTCGTTGCGCGCAAATAAGCACACGTCGCCTTTTTTGCAGCAGGCTTGGAATAAGCACAAAGAGGCTGTGTTTGTTTATAGGCCTTTGTTGGTGTGTAGTGTAGGGCAACGCGCTATGTATGAAGACATCGCTATTAAAGCGATGGGGCACTACAACCTGTTAAAGGATTCATGTCTCCCAATGCCTGGGGCCATGACAAACAAAAAGCACACTGAATTGGCACTACAAAATTTAAGCGCTGGGGCTAAAAAACGCTGGAGCAACGCCAGAAAAAATAAGTACGATCCGCTTTGCGAAAAAGCGTGGCAGCTTGTTTTGACGGGCGTACCAAGGTATAAAGCGGCTAAGCAGATTGGTGTTTCATACGACACGTTTTGGCGATGGTTGGCAGAAAACAACAAACGTCAAGGTGTACGTGGGCGTTTTAAGCAGCCGGTGGCGTAAATGAATTACACAGAACTTCAAGCTGCTGTCTCCGACTACACCGAAAATACGTTCTCAGCGGCAGACTTCGCCACGATGACGGAGTTGGCTGAGCAGCGCATCTACAACGCTGTTCAACTTCCTGCGCTTCGGAAGAACGTCACGGGCACGTTGACCAGCGGGAATCAGTATCTTGCGGCTCCGGTTGACTTTCTATCGGTCTTCAGCCTTGCGGTCATTGATGGTTCTGGGAATTACGAGTACTTGCTGAACAAGGATGTGAACTTCATCCGCTCGGCGTTTCCGAACCCCAGCACGACCGGAACTCCAAAGTACTACGCGTTGTTCGGCCCTGATTCATCCAACCCTGATGAGTTGACGTTGATTCTTGGTCCTACACCAAGCGCAAATTTGACGGCGGAGCTTCACTACTTCTACTACCCGGAAAGCATTGTCACGGCGACCAACACATGGCTGAGCGACAATTTTGACAGCGTGCTGTTCAATGCAGTCATGGTCGAAGCTGCTCGGTTCATGAAGCAAGAGCCTGACATCGTGGCCGAGATGGACAAGCAGTACGTGCAGTCATTGACGCTGCTGAAGAACCTGGGTGATGGGAAAAATCGCCAGGACGCATACCGCAGTGGGCAGGTACGGACACAGGTGATCTAAATGGCGATTGTTCAAACGATGACCACCAGCTTCAAAGCGGAGCTATTCACGGGCACCCAGGTTTTTGGTACGGACACGTTCAAACTCGCCTTGTACACCTCGTCTGCGGATCTAGGCGCTACGACCACGGTCTATTCTTCAACCAACGAAGTGGCTGCAAGCGGGTCATACGTTGCTGGTGGCCCCCAGATCGG